ATAGATAATACCGGCATGAAAGTGGTTTATGAAGCCATGCCAAGTAAATATAATCTAAAAAATTTCCTTAATACATTTGATAGTTGCATAATTATAAAAAGAGAGCCTATCGAGATTGTATACTCTTATTTTAAGGCTTACATCTTAAACTCTTTCGAAATACAAAAAAGAGAATTCATCCGGTTTAGTAAATTTAATACCTTGAGCTTATCTGACGAAATTTTTGAAAAATTATCAGAGAAACTACTATCATCAGTTAATTTTATTAAACAAGTACAAAATCATTATGATAATTTGTTATTTGTTAATTACGGTAATATTGATTGGGACTCAATATCAAAATTTATTAATACTAATATAAAGGAAAATATTAAATTTAATAAATTTAAATACGATTATGACGAAGTTTTTGATAGAGATGAAAGATTAAAAATAATCTTAAAAAAAATAAGTGCAAATTATACAGTATAATAAAAAGAAATATATGAGAGTAGATTCAGTTAGGAACCTATGTATAATAGGTAGGTGAGTTATCGTAATGCAATTTATAATAGTCGGGAGGGTACTGTAACTCTCTTCACGTGGGATGAAGAGGGTAATAGAGTACGATTTGAAACTAGTGTAGAGCCGTATCTTTATGTTGAAGGACCTGGAAATCACGAATCTATATTCGGTACAAAATTAATTAAGAAAAAATTTAATAGCCAATATAACCGATATAAGTTTCTAAAAGATTCTGGTATAAAGCGAGTATTTGAAAATTTACCAGCTCATCAACAGTTTCTTGTTGATACATATTGGAGAGTAAATGAAGAGCCGGAATTTAATACACATCCTATTAAGACGATGTTTATTGACATCGAAACATATTCACCTGATGATTTCCCGGATATTAAAACCGGTAATCATCCGGTAACTGTCATAACTGTTTATGATTCACTTGAAGATAAATTTACTGCATGGGGAATAAAGCCATATAACAACACCCAAGATGATGTTAAGTATATTCACTGTACGGATGAAAAAGACCTCTTTATGGCTTTTATTCAATTCTTAGAAGTGGATTATCCGGATATTTTATCCGGGTGGAATTCAGAGTTTTTCGATATACCGTATATTATAAATCGCTGTCGTCGTATTTTAGGCGATGAATGGGTTAATCGCATGTCACCTATAGGTAATGTATATAGTAGAACGATTAGAGGTCAGTTCGGTGCCGAGCAGGTAAAATGGTATATCGAAGGTATATCACTAATTGACTATCTTGACGTATATAAAAAATTTACTCAAGGTCTCCGTGAAAGCTACAAGCTAGACGCTATTGGCGAGCTTGAGTTAGGTCAGAAGAAAGTTGAATATGGTAATATGAATCTAGCCACTTTATCAGACGATGACTGGCAGACATTTGTCGATTATAATATTCAGGACGTTAGATTGATCAAGCACCTTGAAGTTAAACTTAAGTTTATTGAGCTGTTACGCATGCTAGCTTATACTGGTTTAACTACTTTCGAGGCAGCTATGGGCGCTCTATCTGTAATTAATGGAGCTACAGCTATTAGAGGTAGACGTCGCGGCCAACTTATACATACATTTATACGTAATGAAGACACCGGTAAAAATCCCGGTGCATATGTCGGTGCACCACTTAATGGTTTTCAGAGCAATATCATATCATTTGATGCCAATTCCCTATACCCTAACGTGATGATTTCGTTGAATATGTCCCCGGAAACTAAAATAGGTAAGATTGAGGATAAGACTGATAAAGACGTAACCATTCGCCACGTAAATGGTAAGACGTTCACATTATCTAGAGATAACTTTGCGAAGTTTGTTAATGATGAAAAGATAGCAATAAGCAAGGCTAATGTTTTATTTACTCAAAAACGTAAAGGGGTAATGCCAGAGATTCTTGACGAGTATTATAATAAACGCGTCGAGGTAAAAAAGGAGCTAACAGCTCTTAAACAAAAATATAGTAAAAGTAAAGATGCAGCTGTAAAAGTTAAAATAGATCAGTTAGACGCAAAGCAGTTATGTATTAAAATTTTTATTAACTCCATTTACGGTTATTTCGGTAATAAAAATGCTCCTTTCGGTGATGATGATATTGCTAGTTCTATTACTCTCACTGGTCAGTCAGTAATTAAAACTTCCAATGAATTGCTTAAGAAGTACATTACTGAACGCGTAGGCATTACGGATAGTAAAATATTAAATGATTGTGTTATCTACAATGACACTGATAGCTCGTATATCTCGATTAAGCCAATTATTGATAATACAAATATTAAATTTACAGGACCTGACGGTAAGCTTACACCGGAAGTGCGTGCCGAGATTCAGAAAGTGGAAGACTACCTTAACGAGCATATTAAAATATGGGGTGCTAAAAGTTTAAACTCTAAAGATTGTAGGTTTGTATTTAAACGTGAAATAATTGCTGATATAGGTGTCTTTTTGGCTAAAAAGCGATATGTTATGCACATCTTAGACGACGAAGGTATTGAGATGGACAAATATAAATATACTGGGGTAGATGTTGTTCGTAGTACTATGCCAGCTGCAATTAAACCGTACGTTAAAAGTATTATTGAGACCATGTTAAGTACATGTGATATTTCAAAAACAAATGATGCGTTAAACGAAGCTTATAAGGTATTTAAAAGTTTACCTGTAGAGGATATAGCGCGTGTATCTGGTATTAAAAATTACGAAAAATACGCAGCAGAATGTGATGGGTTTAAAACTTCGAAAGGTATGCCTAATCATGTCAAAGCGTCATATTTTCATAATACTCTCTTACGTCGCCTTAACATTGAAAATGAATATGAATCAATTGGTAGCGGCGACAAGGTAAGATATTTTTATGTCCAGAAACCAAATGCATATAACGTAGATAGTATCGCGTATAAATATTATTATCCGGATAAATTTAAGCAAATATTCCACGTTGATTACGAAAAAATGTTTGAAAAAATTATCTTCTCAGCAATTCAACCTTTCTATGAAAACGTTAACTGGGCAGTACAGAAACCTGGATCACTCACGCAGACAAACTTATTAGAACTTTTAAGTTGATTATATAAAGTTATAATATAATATATATGTATGGAAGAAAAAACATATATTACATTCATTGATAACGCCGGCCGTTCGATTTTCGGGGCTCTTGCAGAAGAAACTTCTGATGCAATTAAAGTTCAGAACCCTGTAATGATTGGAGTACAGCAACAGGAGAACGGTCAACTTTCCGTTCAACTTTTCCCACTCTTCTTCGCAGAGTTTGTAGCACCTGTTGGTGATAATGCAATTCGAAATAACTACTTTACATACAGCAAGTCTGCAATTGCTACTGGTACAGGATTTGATGTCGATCCACGTATCTCTGCTCAATATGAAAAGATCGTAAACCCAGTACTAGTACCGGCGGATGCCCCGACTGATGAAGGTGAAGTTATTAAGCTGTTTGACGACTAGTTAAAACCTTAAATAAATATATAAATGATACAGTCACTGAGTATTCGGGGACTGTATTTTTTTGTAGCTACATTGCAAATATATACAAGCTGTGATATATATATGTATGAGTGATTGGAATAGTAAAATTGGCGCTACGTCGTTCAGACCACCTAGTGATACATCATCTTATTTTGATAAAGTAACAGCAGCAACTGAGCAAAGATTACGTAATGAAATTACACAGCAAGTTCGGGCTGATGCTAATAATGTTATACACGGTATAGTAACAGGTAAGGATAATGAAATTAATAAACTCAAACAAGTAATTGATGGTTTAGAAAGTAAGATTAAACAAAAACAGCAAGAGATTGAATCATTAAAGAGAGAGAAGCGACATTTTGTAATACCAGAGGAAATAGAATTTAATGTCAATAAACCAACATCGGTTGTGGATGCAGATACAGGCACCTTTACCTCCTACATTTTAAATATAATAAAAAGAGGGGATAATGGTATTGCGTTTAATGATAAAGATCAGGAGAAGATACGTAAGATTGTTGCTGTATGGAAAGGCTTTCTAGAGGAATATAAATGGAAGAGCAATTATATTTCAGTAAAGATAAAGAAACTGCTCAAAGATACTAATCAAATTCTTAACGACGATTCTTAAAGTAATTTTTTTCTTGATATACACTGCACATATATTATAATAGGGTATATGAGTAAAGAAATTGATGATATTTTATCTGTAATCGATAAATCTAATCCATATGCATCTTTCCTAAATGAAAGTGCTATTAGTAATGTAGACGGTTGGTTAGATACTGGCTCGATGGTACTTAACGGTATTGTTTCTGGTTCGCTTTTCGGTGGTATACCAAAGAATAGAATGACTCTTCTGGCAGGTCCTAGTATGAC